GGAGCTATTGTAGATATAGAATACAAAAAACAAGAGAATCCAAAGGTAGCAGTAGAAGTGCTAATAGGACATGGAGCATGTGTTACAATAATAGAAACAAGTGTGCCATATGAAGAAAAAGAAATCCAGGACATCGTTCATAGAATAGCAGGAGAATCAATACTACCAGTAGTAAGAATCGTCCAACAAGATGAACACCTAGCAAAGAACCAGGAAGAAGAAGTAAGATGTGGGGACAATGGAATATTCAAAGGAGTACCATTAACAGAAACAGAGAAAGAAATAAGCAAGGTAGCAAGAAGACTATATGAAGCATACCCTACAGATGGAAAGTACATACTAACAAACGACAAATTCATATGTTGCCAGAGCAATGCGAATAATGGAGAGCTAAATAGTTTCTTAACTGAAATATTCGGTGAAGACTACGACATAATCATAAACCCACTAGGAGAATGGACAGGAGGAACAAACGTAGACACAGGAGCAACAAATAGAAAGCTAGGAAGCGACATGGCACAAAGCGTTACAGGAGGAGGTCTACATGGCAAAGACCTATCCAAAGCGGACGTATCAGTAAACATCTACGCATTCAAGAAAGCACAGGAAACAGGACAAGTGGTAGAACTATGTTGTGCAATAGGAGATGACAAGGTAGATGGAAAACCATACAAGGAAATAGTAGAAGAAGCAAGAGCATACATAAAAGAAATAGGTGGGTTTGAAAAGTTCGCAGAATGGGGACTATACTAATTCACCAGGAATTAAGGAGGTGATATAGTGGCAGAATCAGAACTAAAGAATGGCAACCCCAAACATGAACTAACCGAGGATGATGCGAGAAAAGGCGGTATAAATTCAGGAGAAGCCAGAAGAAAGAAAGCCACTATGTTACAGGTATTATCCAAAACACTAGATGAGATACCACAATCAAGCAAGAATCCAAGCAACCTAACATACAAAGAGCTAGCAACCCTAGGACTAATAAAGGGAGCAATAAATGGTAGTGGTAAGAACTATGAGATAATAAACAACCTGATGGAGCAAAAGGAACAAAAGGATGATGCAGACAGAGCATTCGTAGTAATACCTGCCAAAGACATATCAAGTTCATTTGCAGACGTAAACAGGATGATAGACGAAAGAGAATATAGAGAATACTACTTCGAGGGTGGACGTGGATCCACGAAGTCGTCATACATAAGCGAGAAGATAATAGAGATACTAGAAAACAACGAAAGAATGTGTGCAGTAGTATTGAGAAAAGTAAAAGACACTTTAAAAGATAGTGTCTTTGCACAATTAGAGTGGGCAATAGATATTCTAGGAGAAGTATACCCACACATAAAGGCAGACTATAAGTTGACGAAATCCCCACTAGAGATAACGAAGACATCTACAGGACAGAAGATATACTTCAGGGGAGCAGACGACTATGGTAAAATAAAATCATTAAAGACTCCAAAGGACAAGTACGTGGGTGTAACCTGGTATGAAGAGTTCGACCAATTCACAGGAATGAATGAAGTGCGTAAAATAAACCAGTCATTAATTCGTGGAGGGGAAGACTTCATACAATTTTATTCTTACAACACACCTGCCTCAAGCCAACACTTTGTAAACGTAGAAAAGATAGTTCCAAAGAACACCAGAATGGTACACCTAAGCGATTATAGGAACGTACCAAAGAAATGGTTAGGACAAGCATTCATAGACGAAGCGGAGTTTTTAAAATCAATCAACGAGAAGCTATACCAGAATGAGTACCTAGGACTAATGACAGGAGTAGGAGGAAATGTCTTTGAAAATATTGAATTGAGGGAGATAACAGAAGAAGAGATCCAGAACTTCAATTATATTTACCAAGGAATCGACTTTGGATGGTTTCCAGATCCACTAGCCTGGGTAAAATGCTCATTCAATCCATCACAAAGGACTTTGTATATCTTCGATGAGTACGTGACTAACAAGACCAGTAACGCAGACGTGTGGGAATACCTAAAGAAAGAAAAAGGTGTAAAAGACGAGGACATGATAATAGCAGATAGTGCCGAGCCAAAGAGCATAGGCGACTTTAGAGGCTATGGAAGCATGATGCGTGGAGCAGAAAAAGGACCAGATAGTGTATCATATAGCATGAAGTGGTTATCCGCTCTAGCAAGAATCGTAATAGATCCAAAAAAATGCCCAAAGTGTGCGGAAGAGTTTAGCGTATACGAATATGAGCAAGACAAAGACGGAAATTACATAAGTGGTTATCCAGATGAAAACAACCATACGATAGATGCCACGAGATATGCCCTAAACAACGTATGGAAGAAACGAGGTCAATAAGGGAGGTGCAATATGCTAAAGAATATATTTCTTTGGATCTTGACTAATGTTTTTAAAGTAAAGACAGAAACAAAGCAGAGTGAAATTGACGAGAACCAACGATATGCTAATAACTACGAAAGAATAGACGAAATAAACTTCAATGCTATCTTCAGTAACAAATTAGCAAACTACGTTATCAACGATAGCGAAATAGTAGTAGACGGAAAAACCGACAGAGCTAAAAAGTTTAACGACATTGCCCAGTCAATATGGAAAAACGGAAAGAAGATCGTATCCATGGGATTTGGATATGGAGGAGTATTTCTAATACCATACACAAAGAACGGAAAGCTATACTACAACAAAGTTCCACAAAACAGAGTAACAATAGACTCAACTGATGGAGATGACATAACAGGGATGACAGTCCTAGCAGACAAGAAAGTAATAAGCCAGGGACTAAAAACAAAAACATACATAAGACTATCAAACTACAGGATAGAAAAAGACAAGCTAATAATGGAGCAGTCATTTACAGATGAAGAGGGACACCCAGTACCAGTACCAGACTTCTGGAAATCAATCCCAGTAAAGATAGTAATAAGCAACGTAACAAAAGTACCTGCAGGATACATCAAGTCACCTGCTAATAACAGAAGATCAAACGACAAGTACGGAGTACCAATAGACTATGGTACAGAAAGCATCCAAAAAGAAATAAAGGAATGTCTAAAACAACTAGCAAGAGAATATGACGTAAAGCAGTCATTTATAGGAGCAGACGTAACAATGTTTGACAAGAACGACAAACTACCTGCTAATGGACTATACCAAAAGGTAGATAGTGGAAGAGATGACTTCTGGGAGATATTCTCACCAGAGATAAGAGAAACATCATACTACGTCAGACTACAGGAGCTATACAAAAGACTAGAACACGCAATAGGAACATCAAGTGGAATCTTAAGTGACGTAGAAACACAGAACGCAACTGCCACAGAGATAAAGAAAGCCATGTACGATACATTCTCAATAACAGACGACATGAGAACATCATTTGAAAAAGGAATCAGGGACTTCTTCGATGGATGCGACATAATAGCAAACGCATACAACCTAATTAAGCAAGGGGAATATGACATAGCATTCACATGGTCATATGGACTAATAGAGGATCCAACTGCAGAATACTCACAATTATTACAAGGACATAACATAGGAGTAGTAAGCAAGGCAGAAATAAGACAATGGATAAGACCTGACGAAGATCTAAAAGAAGCACAAAAGAAGATTGATGAAATCCAGGAGCAGGAAGAATCACTAGACAAATTGCTAGGTGAAGATAAAGAAGAAAAAGAGGTGACTAAGAAATGAATCTAATAGTTAACCCACACCAAATATCAATGGACAAAACATCCTTGATAAACGAAAAAGAAATAAATGTTAACATATGCCAATTTGAATTTAGTGAAGACATACCAGAAGACTACACAAAAGAAGCATACTTTACTAAAGGAGAACACACATATAAGCAGATCATAAATGACAACTACTGCACAATTCCAAACGAAGTACTAGAAGAAGACGGAATCGTAACAATAGGAGTCGTAGCATACAAGCTAGAAGACGATGAATACGTAAAGAGATACAACCCTACACCAGTAAGCATACAAATACTAAAAGGATCCTTAAAAGAAGCCGAGAATAGTGAACCAATAACACCAAGCGAAGCAGAACAACTAGAATCCATGATAGTAGACGGAATCACAGACATAAACAATGCGGTGGCAGATCTACAGGAAAAAGTAGACACAGGGTACTTCAAAGGTGACAAAGGGGATAAAGGCGACAAGGGCGATGATGGCGAAAAAGGCGATAAAGGTGATCCAGGAGAAAAAGGTGATACAGGATTGCAAGGACCTCAAGGAGAAACAGGAGAAAAAGGAGATAAGGGCGATAAAGGAGATAAAGGAGATACTGGACCAACAGGAGCTTCTTATGTCCTAACAAGCCAAGACAAAGCAGATATAGCAGACCTAGTATTAGCAGAACTACCAATTGCAAATGAGGTGGAATACTAATGGCAAACGTAATAATAGATGACACATACCTACAAGACATAGCAGATAGCATAAGAGAGAAGACAGGAAGCCAAGGTGGAATCACCCCAAGTGAAATGAGCGGAGCAGTAATAGAAATACCAAGCGGATCAAGTTATGACTGGGAAGCCATAGGATATAGCGAGGAACCAGACTTCGTAGGAGATGCCTATAATTATGCTAAAGAGATATATGACAATTGGGATAGCTCATCAACAACACTAGCGTTTACTAATGACAGGGAACTTCAAATAATGCCTTTAATAGATACGTCAAATGTTACATATATGGATAGTATTTTTAGTGGATGCACTGCCTTAAAAGAAGTACCAAGCCTAAACACTTCAAACGTAATAAACTTTTCAAGTGCGTTTGAAACTTGCTATACACTAAAGAAAATAGGGACACTTGATGGAAGTAAGTTTGGTACATTCTCCAGGGTATTCTATCAATGCGAGAACCTAGAAGAGGTAACACTTTTAAATGTAAAAACACCAACGACAATTAGTTATTTATGTTACAATTGCTATAAGTTAAAACAATTGCCAGAGATGGATACTTCAAAGGCGACAAGTTTTAGTTATGTATTTTATAATTGCAAGAGCATAGAAACATTACCTAGTTACAATACTGCAAAAGCAAGTAATTTTGGTTATATGTGTTCAGGATGCACGAGCCTAAAGAACGTACCAGTACTATCATTTACGTTAGCTACAAATTTAGGAGGCATATTCCAGAACTGCCCTAACTTAACAGACGAGAGTCTAAACAACATAATGCAAAGTTGCATAAATGGATCACGTATAACATCATCTCAAAAGACACTAACAAGTTTAGGACTAGATGCAGACCAAAGAGCAAGATGTGCAACGCTATCAAATTGGACTGCATTTACAAACGCAGGATGGAGTGCATAAATAAATGAAGAATGAATTGTCTACAGAAGTATTGATAGAAAGAATAGTCCAGAGAATAGAAAACGGAAACACGTTTATTCTCCAGGCAATGGGAAAAGTAGTTAAGCAGATCAAAAACATAACACCAACCCAGGCATATCAACTAGAGCAGATGATAAAATACGGAGCAAGATACGACACAATACTACAAAGGCTATCCAAAATAACAGGAATCAACCTAGAAGAGCTAGACAAGATATTCGAATATTACGCAAAAAAAGACTACAGGTTCGCCGAAAAGTTCTACAAGTATAGAAATATCAACTACGTACCTTTCGAAGAATTTGGAGCCTTAAAAACGCAAACAAGAGCCATTGCAAACATAACCAAAAACACATACATGAATCTATCCAGGACAACTGCTATAGGGTTCACGATTAAGGATCCGTTTGGGAAGACAATCTTCTACAACATAAGTGATGCATACCAATACCTAATAGACCAGTCAATACTAGCCATAACCCAGGGAAGAGATACATTCGACAACCAGATGTATGGAATCCTAAAACAAATAGGAAATGGAGTAAAGACGATAGATTACGCAAGCGGACACACCAGAAGACTAGATAGTGCTATGAGAATGAACTTGCGTGGTGGAATAAGAGATTTAAAAATAGCAAACCAGGAGCTAATAGGAAAAGACTTTGGAGCAGACGGAGTAGAGATAACAGTCCACGAGAACCCTGCTCCAGACCACGCAGACATACAAGGTAGACAATTTAGCAACGAAGAGTTTGAAAAGCTCCAGAACAACCAAAGAGCAACAGACTACAAAGGCATAAGCTATGATCCAACATACAAAGGAAGAGATAGACGTTCCATAGGGCAATGGAATTGCTACCACTCAACATGGGCAATAGTGCTAGGAGTATCAGAACCAATATACACAAACGAAGAACTAGAAAAAATAAAAGAAAGAAATAATCAAGGCTTTGACTACGAGGGAAAACACTACACACTATACGAGGGAATGCAACTCCAAAGGCAAATAGAAACCGCAATAAGAAAAGAGAAAGACAAGCAGATCCTTGGAGTAGCATCTGACAACAAAGAGCTAGTAGACGATGCCCAGAGAAAGATAACAAAACTAACACACAAATATAGTCAACTATGTAAGACAAGTGGACTAGAGCCATACAAAGAAAGAATGAGGGTACCAGGCTACAGAAGAAAAGACACTAGCAAGATGTAACGGAGGAACTATGTTCAAAGACTACAACAGATACCTAAAGACAAGCCTGAAAGTGTACATATTTGTATTAGCAATAATAGTTATACTGAAATTGGTTGGGCTAGATTATTTTGGAATCAACTTACAGAACGAAACAATAATTAACCTAGGGAACTGGTTAGGGAACAACCACATCGGTGACCTAATATTATTCACAGAAATATTCGTGCAATTCTATATCTACCTGTGCATAACATGTGACCAGAAGAATCTCTTCACCTATGCAATAATAGGAGCAGGAATAAATTACGGATCACAAATGATACTAATGCACTACGGAAATATGGACTACATATATTTCATAATAAGTTGCGTACTAACAATAATCTTTCCAATCATCATAAAGAGAAAACTATTTATAATAAAGCAGATCAAGTATTCAATATTAATAACATTGTACCAATACGCATCACTGCTAATAAGGGACATGGGATTTAAGTATGAGTATGGGAACTTCCTAATAGACAACATACTTAACCTGGACCAAATGCTAATGTTATTAATTACATACAACGTACACTTTATGAAAGGAGGTATTAACGTATGTGGGGAGGAACAGGAAGTTGGTTTATCTTTGCTAAAGAGGATAGACTTCAAAAAATCGCTAAAGAGATTGCAAAGAAATTGGCATAAGCGAAACAAAGAAGAAAAAATCTCATTGATTATTTATCTGCTATTATCACTAATATGGAACGTGCTAAACGTAGCCATAATATTAGTAGTAGCAACCATGAACAGGAAGCTAGTAGAATGCATATTCATACTAACGTCATTCTGGCTATCCAAGAGAAAGTTTGGAGAACCATTCCACCTAAGTAGCATGGCACAATGCTTTGCAGTATCCAACATAACGTATTACCTATTAACCAGGGTAACGACACCAGTAGGAATAAGCATAGCAATTCCAGTAATGCTAGGAGTAGGGCTATCATATATTACCTCTAAACTCGTAAGAAAAGTTTACAAGCCACTCTACAGGGGAATGCCAAAAGTATTATTCAACGAAACAATATTAAAAGTAACAGACAAGGATAGCGAGAAGTACAGGATATGCTATGAATACTTCATAGAAAAATGCAGTGCTATAAGCTTAAGCATGAGATACCACTATACTGAAGCAGGAATCAGAAAGATAATAGACAGAATAAATAAAAAAATAAAAGAACTCTAATGGGTTCTTTTTTTGTATAGGTTTGTATCACCTCCAGGATGATAACCTGGAAGCGAAAGGAGAGAACTTTTTATTAGTTTAAAACACCGATGGAAAAGTTATGCTCTCCTTTTTTAATGGAGGAAATATGTATAATAACGTTTACACTAACCAGGCAAACCTAGACAGAATCAATAATCAAATTGCAGAACTAGAGAGAATCAGAAACCAAATATCACAACCACAACCAATGCCAACAAACCTAACCCAGAACTTCCAACTAGCTCCAAACAACCAGGGAGCCATAAGATACGCAAACTCACTAGACGAAGTACAAAAGGAGCAATGCTACGTAGACACTCCATTTTTTAGCAAAGACT